GTGCAATAGAACACGGTGTGCCGTTTTTGTGTGAGGTCTTAGGAACAATCCTGTTGTCTGCCGCCGGCTTAGTTTTAGGAACCTGAGTGGTTGCTGCCGAGCTATTGTGAAAAACCAACGTAGTGGCCACATTATTGTCAATGCTGGGGGGGCCGCTTGTGGGCGCAGCACCGGACGCATTTTGTACTTTCAAGACAGGATTGTTTATAACTGATGTAGTCAACCCAACCGGAGCCTGCACAGCGCTAATTGCGACTGTGGGTGTTGGGGTTTGTGGGGTGGTCGGCGGTGGCACCATTGCTGCAATAGTTGTTTTCGCGGGAGCCGTTGGCAATGTTAAACCCATGGCTATGGCTTCATCACTCAGTGTGGTTACAACCAAAGGCATTGCGATAACACCGCACGCCTCAGCGCGAGCGACACGCTCGACTATGAGTCCTTTCGGTTTGACGGGTGTATACGCGATAGGCTTTGGCGGAGCGGAGGGTTGCAGTGGTGGTGCAAATGGCACGGCTGGTGTCGGGTGGTCGAGTCCTAGGGCCCAAGTAAAGTTGGGGAAAAAATTCTCGCGCAACTTCTCCAGCTCAGGTGGTACTGTAGGCGATGTGGTTTTGACAATCTCCGTACGTGATATGTTATAATCACGGATAGGTAGTATGCGGAAACCGTCGATGTAGAAACCAACTTGGTCCTCGTAGACATCTGACTGCACTATTTCGCCGATGTCTTTCTCGTGTTGCCAATTTCTCAACTTTGCGTGCAAGCGGTTGATGAACTTCCTCCACGCCCTTGATAATATGGGGATTTCATGGAAGTGGTTCTTCAGCTCGTTGAAGCAAGCTGAGATGGTGCGGGTGCGATCAGATCTAGCTATGGCACCGAGCACAAATAATGATATGACGATTCGATGATATTCTTCCGGATGGACGTCCCAGGGGTCTTGAAATTGTGTTGTCCCAACGACAATGCGGCGGCGTAATCCGCTGGCGTAGGTAGCAAGCTCATGGAACTTGTAGCCCTCGTCAGCTGTGCGCTCAGCGTATGCCATGATGGCACCAGCAACATTCTCTGGCACCGCATAGTGGTTGACGTCATTTTGTGTCACATAAAAGCCATTCTTACAAGCTTGATAGATGTCTGGCACCAAGACATGTCGCTTGAAGATAGAATATAGAGGAACGGTGCGGTAAATGTTGCCTTCACATTTACTGGTACGGACGAGACGAAGTACACGAAGGGGACCGTGGGATCTCACAACTTCGATAGCGATGTCGAAATTTTCGCAAGATATCTTGGTTGTGTTCATCCAGGATTCCCATGTTTCCCTGAGATGCTTGTATGGAATCGATTCGTCTCTCATACCAAAGTAGGCATGTTTGTCCAGTAGCTTAACGTCAAAAAACTCATATGGATCCATCAACGCGTGGTTATAAAACCGCGTGGTGAAATACATATAGGCTGTGAGAGTCTCGAGACCATGGCGATTGAATATGTCACCCATTTCTGATATTGATATATCGTATATCGAATGGACAGCAAACCCATGTTTGGCACGAAAGTCACAGTTTTGTGATCCGTTGACGCATGCATACGCTCGGGTACCGTAAACGGCAGCGCGATGGA